GGAGTTTCCTGAACTCAAGCGCAAAGCCTATGAGTTTTGGGCTGAGATGCAACCAGACGCATTTATAGTGGAGGCTAAAGCGGCAGGGATGCCATTAATTTTTGAGCTACGGGCGATGGGTATTCCAGTGTCGGAATATACCCCGTCCCGTGGCAACGACAAGATAGCAAGGGTGAACGCTGTTGCTGACTTGTTTGCTTCTGGCGTCGTTTGGGCGCCGGAAACCCGATTCGCGGAAGAGGTAGTCCAAGAGTTTGCGGCTTTCCCCTCGGGGGAGCACGATGACTTGGTTGACTCTTCCACGCAAGCGCTACTCAGATTCCGTCAGGGAGGGTTTCTCTCTCTCCATACTGATGAGGAGGACGAGTACGTTGACTACGGTAGACGGGGAGACTACTACTAATGACCACGACAAGCGCAGAGGTTAATGCTTGGCACGGCAAGGTTGACGCCATAGAGCGTTGGCTGAGGCCGCTATTCCGCAAATACTCCAGTCTGGGCGGACCCGCTTACTTTAATACCAAAGACTTTCCAGTAGCAAAGAAACTGGAAGAAAATCATGGTGTTATAAGAGCTGAGTTCGACAGGGCTAGGGCTAGGATGGATGAGTTTCCCTTGTTTCAGGATATTAGCCCTGAGCAGGTATACATATCCAACGACGACAAGTGGAAAATGTTTTTCTTGAAGGCGAACAATATCCGCTTTGAGAAAAACTGCGAACAGTTCCCAGAAACCATGAAGGTCGTGGACAGCGACCCCCGCATTGTTTCTGTTTATTTTTCCATACTGGAATCAAACAAGATGCTGGCTCCCCACGAGGGACCGTGGTCGGGCGTGCTGAGAATGCACCTCGGCGTGGATATCCCCACGGACGGCAAGGGCTGTACCCTTTCGGTTCAGGGCGAACAGTATCGCTGGAAGGACGGTGAGGTTGTTGTCTTTGACGACACCTATGAGCATTTTGCGATAAACCTGACAGATCACCCAAGGGTGGTGTTGTTTATGGATTATATGCGGCCTTTGCCTTGGCCGCTCCATATCCTTAACAAGTTCTGTATATACATTGGTAGATACTTCCCGTACTACAAAGTCCCTCTGCAACGGCATAAAGAGTGGGAGAGCAAGTTTTACGGGGAGGACCGCTGATGGCTTTTTTGCAGAGCAACATCCCGCACTTTAAGTGCTGGGTGCGGCGTGAATACACGCACAATCACCAGAAGTATCACGGTGAGTTTCTTCATGCAATGGCGATTGCGGTAACCACGATGCCATGCCGATGCCTGAGCTTTCAGGTCATCTTTACTGGCGCAGAAACCTATGACACCGACGAGCCTAATGTGCATGGCGGTGCAATGTGGGCGCGGATGCCGATAACGGCTCTGGTTGGCGACACTCCACTTGAGGAGTGGCCGGAACCAATGCCGGTGTACGCGGCACAGCCTTGGGACTGCTCTTCTCGCGAGCACGCTGTGTATGTTCTTGAACGGGCGACACCGTGCCCTTGGCTGGCAAAGATTGATGGCGAGTTTTATCCCGCCAAGTACATGTTCACGGTGGACTACACCGACAGCGAAATTGCGGACGATCCTGCACAGCACAAGCAGAGCCATGTGATGGAGTTGTTAGATGCAGGCCCGTGGACAGGAAACATTGTAGCGCTACCAAACAACCGAGTCCGGGTGACGCATCCGGCATGGTTCTCTGCTGGAGAAGGGGCGCCAGATTTTAGGCCGTCACAGCATATCCATTACTCCAAATCGGATTTGGATTACACGCTGGACGTAAACAGAGTATTCGACAACTTATACGCAGGTAACGGTCATGATGAAGAAAACCTCTAAGATGTACGCCGGTGGTGGCAAGATGAAAGCAAAGGGCTATCAGGGGGGCGGTAAAATGACCTCGGGCACGGAAAAGCCTTTTTTTGCGGCTGACATCGAAGGCAAGATGATGGGCGGTGGCATGGTTCCCAAGACCAAAGGCTATTTTAAGGGCGGAAAAACAAAGGGCTACGCCAAGGGCGGCAAAGCCTTGCTCGGTCGCAGTCTTGACTCAAGCGGAAGAACGCAATCATTAATCGGCTCCAGCATTGACTCAAGCGGGAGAGCGGCTATGTCCAAAAGACCGCCATCAACGCTTGGCCAGAGCCTTGACTCAAGCGGAAGAAGACCGCCATCAACACTTGGCCAGAGTCTTGACTCAAGCGGACAAAACCCAAGACGCAAAAGAGGCCCTCGGCGCTAAAGATGGCTATTGATCGGGCAATGATGCCCTTGGCTGAGGAGCCGGAAGCGTCTGCGCTGGAGATCGTCATAGAAGACCCCGAATCTGTGGGTATTTATGATGAAGAAGGTGGCGTGCTAATAGACTTAGACCCGGACGCGGGCGAGCTTTTAGGCGCCAAGCATGACTCCAATCTGGTTGAATTCTTGTCGGATCAAGATCTTCAGCTCCTTGCTGGCGAGCTGGTTGCCTCTTTTGAGGCAGACCGGAATAGCCGCGCGGACTGGGAAGATTCCTATATTCGCGGGCTAGACCTGCTTGGGCTTAAATTTGAAGACAGATCAACCCCGTGGGAGGGCGCCTGTGGCGTATTCCATCCCATGCTGTCTGAGGCAGTAATCCGCTTTCAGGCACAAACAATACAGGAAATATACCCTGCAAGTGGACCGGTTAAGACGACCATTGTCGGAAAAATCAACGACGAAAAAACCGAACAGGCCCATAGGGTTCAGAATTACCTGAACTATTTGATTACCCAGCGCATGACTGAGTATCGCACTGAGACAGAAAAGCTACTGTTCTCGTTGCCCATCGCTGGATCAGCTTTCCGCAAAGTCTACTACGACCCGAACATGGGGCGTCCGTGCGCGATGTTTGTGCCGGCAGAAGACTTTGTTGTGAGTTATGGGGCCTCTGACCTGTCAACCTGCGAACGCGCCACTCATGTGATGAAGCGGAGCGCGAACGAGATTCGTAAGTTGCAGGTGGCAGGTTTTTATGCCGACGTTGACCTGCCGCCCCCCTCTCCTGACATATCAGAAATACAGCAAAAGTATGACAGGCTGACCGGGGACTCAGACAATTACGAGTATGATCACCGGCACACCTTGCTGGAAATGCAGGTCAACATTGACCTGATTGGATTTGAAGACACGGACAAAGGCGTGCCTACGGGGATCGCCCTGCCGTACATCGTTACTATTGACAAGTCATCAAGAACGATATTGTCAATCCGGCGCAACTGGTACGAAGACGACCCGCTGAAAATGCAACGGGAGCACTACGTTCACTACCAGTACTTGCCGGGGCTCGGATTTTACGGGTTCGGTCTTGTCCATATGATTGGCGGCTTGTCCAAGTCTGCGACTGCAATACTTAGGCAGTTGGTGGACGCGGGCACTCTTTCTAATCTTCCGGGTGGCCTCAAGTCTCGCGGCCTCAGGATCAAGGGCGATGACACTCCGATTATGCCCGGAGAGTTCAGGGATGTTGACGTGCCCGGCGGTGCAATTAGGGACAATATCGCGTTTCTGCCCTACAAAGAGCCGAGCGGTGTTCTTTATCAGCTACTTGGCGACATCGTGCAGGAAGGTCGCCGGTTTGCTTCTGCCGCTGACGTAAAGGCTTCTGACATCAACGGTGAGGCCCCCGTGGGCACTACGCTGGCTGTGCTTGAGCGCGAAATGAAGGTGCTGAGCGCAGTCCAGAGTCGAGTCCATGCGGCTGTGTCAAGGGAGCTGAAGATACTGGCCGAGCTGGTCCGTGATTACGGCCCCGAGGTTTATCCTTACGAGCCAGACGAGGCCCCCGTTGTCAAGGCTGACTTCGATGACCGCGTGGATATTGTCCCAGTCAGCGACCCTAACGCCGGCACAATGGCGCAAAGGATTATGCAGTATCAGGCGGCACTGCAACTCGCCTCTCAGGCGCCGCAGATGTACGACCTGCCGTTGTTGCATAGACAGATGTTGGACGTGCTGGGCATTCAGGACGCAGACAAGATTGTGCCGCTTGAGGATGATATCAAGCCGACTGACCCAGTTAGCGAAAACATGAACATTCTTAACGGGGAGCCTGTCAAGGCGTTCCTTTACCAAGATCATGAGGCGCACATACAGGTTCATATGGCGCTGACTGAGAACCCGCAAATCATGGAGTTGATGTCGAAAAGCCCAACGGCGAAGGCGGCACAGGCGGCAATGTCATCGCATATTGCAGAGCATGTTGCTTTTGCTTATCGACAGAAAATTGAAAGAGAGCTGGGCGTGCAGTTGCCTCCGCCGGATGAACCTCTGCCAGAAGATATTGAATACCGTATTTCGCAACTTGTTGCTCCTGCCGCCGCGCAACTTACCGGCAAGGCACAGCAACAGGCTCAGGCAGAGCAGAATGCCAAGCAACAGCAAGATCCTGTGGTTCAGATGCAACAAAAAGAGCTTCAGATCAAAGAGCAGGAGGCTATGGTTAAGGCTCAAATTGCACAAAAAGACATGCAGATTAAAGAGCAACAAGCCGCCGCGAAGGTTCAGGTTGACATGGCGAAGGCTCAAGCGGAAATGGCCAAAATCAACGCAGACTTGGAGAAGTCAAGAGATAGGTCTGTGATTGAGGCGCGCAAACTGGAACAGCAGGAGCGTATAGAGGCCGCAAAGCTGGCGTCCAAAATGTCGGTCGAAAAAGAACAGAGTCGCTCTAGGGAAGAGATTGCGGGCTTCAGAGCAGGATTTGACGTTGTAAGGGGCTTGTTGGATGACGACTAAACGGGCGAGTAACAATTTGCTGTCCGCTTTGCAGAGCCAGTATCGAAATCACATGAACGAGATTACTGACCACATCGCCACAGGCGGGTGCAAAGACATGAATGATTACTCCAGATGCGTGGGCATTATAGAGGGATTGGCCTATGCAGAGCGCGAGCTACTCGATCTAAACGAAAGGATGGATCGAGAATAAATTCACCGCATGACGCGGTGCTAGGCGACTCCGAACGCCAATTTTCGGTGCGTGGAAATGATGACTTATGGAAGAGCCACAAAAGGCAAGCCAGCTCCCTGACCCCAAGGGATACAAACTACTTATCGCATTGCCAGAGCCTGACGAAAAAACGGAGGGCGGAATCATTAAAGCAAAGCAGACGATGGAGGTCGAGGAGATCGGCTCTATTTGCGGCTTTGTTTTGAAGATGGGGCCGGATGCTTATCAGGACGAAAAAAGATTTCCCAATGGTCCCTACTGTTCAGAGGGCGACTGGGTTCTCATGCGTTCGTATAGCGGCACCAGATTTAAGATTCATGGTAAGGAGTTTCGTTTAATTAACGATGACAGCGTTGAGGCTGTTGTTGAAGATCCAAGAGGGGTTGAAAAGGCATGAGCGAAGAGCATATGGAAACAGCGCCAGAGGAAAAAATGTCCTCTGAGGATAAATTTTTTGGCGTCAAGGCTACATTTGTCAAAGGCGAAAAGCCCAGCGCGGTAGACCTTGAGGTCGTAGATGACAGGCCGCCCGAAGACCAGCGGCCTACACCAAAGTCGAAAAGCGCATCCAGTGATGACGACGATGACGAGCTTGCCGGATATGGCGAGAAAGTCAAAAAGCGTATCAATAAACTGCGCTACGAACAGCATGAAGAGCGCCGCCGCAGAGAAGATGCTGAGCGTATGCGAGAAGAAGCGATTCGTGTCGCCAAGCAGTATGCTGAACAAAATCAGAATTTGCAGAGGATCTTAAGTCAGGGCGAAGGAGTCCTGCTTAACCAGTCCAAGCAACGGGCGGACATGCAACTAGCAAGTGCAGAGGCTCGACTCCGGCAGGCTGTAGAAGAAGGCAACACTGACGCACAAATTCAAGCGCAAAAAGACCTCAACGCCGCACAAATGGAGGTCGATAACATTGGGCGGCGCACCAATGAGTATCAGCGCGCCCGTGCGCCACGCCCAGAACATGAACAGCAACAGCGATACCGCGCAGAGCAGGAAGAGCTGGCTAGAAGATATGCCGCACAGCAGGCAGAAGCGGCTAAGCAAGCTCCGCAGGTCAAGCCCAGCGAAAAAGCAATGAGCTGGGCCGAAAACAACAAATGGTTTCAATCTGAAGATCACTTGGATATGACGGCTTACGCTTATGGGGTGCATCAGACCCTGATACAGCAAGAAGGCGTTGATCCGGAATCAGATGATTATTATGACGAGCTGGACAAGCGTGTCCATGCTCGTTTCCCAGAATACTTCGGTGAGGAAAGCGGTGGCTCGACAGGTACATCTGTCTCCTCGACCTCCCGAAGCCCCTCCGTGGTGGTGGCTCCGTCCGAAAGGAATAATGGCGCCAAACCACGCAAAGTGAGGTTGAGCCGCACCCAAGTCGCTCTCGCAAAGCGCCTTGGTTTAACCGTCGAACAATATGCCAATCAACTGTTCAAGGAGAACTGATCATGGCTGAAGAGCGCACACAGCGGGCAAACGAGGCCCGAGAAGTTGAACAACGACCGTCTGATTCGTGGTTGCCAGCCTCTGTACTACCAAACCCAGCTCCGCAAGACGGATGGGTATTCCGGTGGGTACGCACTAGCACATTAGGGCACGCAGACAACACGAATGTTTCTCAGAAGTTTAGAGAGGGCTGGGTTCCTGTTAAGGCAGAAGACCATCCTGAACTAGAGGTCATGTCTGATATTGACTCGCGATTCACGGGCAACATCGAAATCGGCGGCCTGCTTCTTTGCAAGGCACCAGCCGACAAGATGAAGGGCCGCGAAGAGCACTTCCAGAGAATGGCCGCAAGCCAGATGGAATCTGTTGACAACAACTTCCTCAAGCAAAACGACCCCCGAATGCCCGTTCTGAACCCAGAGCGGTCCACTCGGACAACCTTTGGTCGAAGCTGACTCTCTTGGGAGCGGCTTCGTTAGCTATCCTTTAAGGAGAAAG